CAGCACTCAAGCTGGGATGGGAGCCAAGCCTGCTACCGGCGTTTCTGGTACTGGAGGTGTCGCTAATCCGTGGGCAGAAGGTAGTATTAACCTAACAAGGCAAATGACCTTGGAAGCTACCGACCCTGAACTTGCAGCTGTGCTCAAGCGAGAGGCCGGTAAATAAGTCCCGGTGGGACACCACTTTCAAGTCTGTGACTTGAGAACCCGCAAACTTTATCCCTGAATAAGAAATGGCCGCCCCATTTCAGAATTATTCCGGCGGTGTCCTTCTGGCGGACATCGTAAAAAGGAATAATCTCAGCACTTATGTGTCTGAGGCCATCAAAGAGCGCAGCTTGTTCATCAAGTCTGGCGCCGTGGTTCGTAACGCTCTTCTCGATTCACGTGAAGGCGGTACTCGCATTCAAGTTCCTGAGTTCAACCCCGTGTCTCCCACCGAGGAGATCATGGACGGTACTGCAACTTGGGGCACCAGCTCTGCCGGTTACCTGACTCCTCAAAAGATCGGAACCGGAACCCAGATCGCAACCATCTGCCACCGTGGCTTTGCTTACGCCGTGGATGATGTTGCAGTTCTGGCTGCTGGTGAAGATCCCATGCTTCACATCCGTAACCAGCTGGCCGACGCCATCAACAAGCTGAACAGCGCTCGTCTGTTCTCCCAGCTTGCTGGTCTGTTCGGTACTGCTCTCTCTGCCAACGCTCTGGACAAAGGTGTTGCTGCTGCCTCTGGTGGCGCTGAAGCCAACTTCCTGAGCGCTGCCAACGTTGCAGAAGCTCGTTCCAAGCTGGGTGAGCGTGGCGAAGAGCTGGACACCCTGATCGTCCACCCCTCCGTCGCTTACTACCTGTATCAGGTGGGAATGCTGACCTTCTCTACCTCTGCACTGTCCGCTTCTGGCGCGGTGACCTGGGGTGGTGGTGGCGTCGGCATTGGCGCTCGCGAAGTTGGTGAGTTTGCCGGTATGCGCGTTGTTGTTGACTCACAGGTCAACACCGTTGCTCCTGGCACCTCTGGCCACCAGCGTGAGTTCTACTGCTACCTGGTGAAGTCCGGCACCATCCTTGAGGGTGTGCAGCAGGACCTCCGGATTGAAGCTGACCGCAACGTGCTGTCCAAGCAGGACGTGCTGTCTGTTGACTACCACTCCACCTATCACGTGATGGGCACCAAGTGGAGCAACGCCGCTGACAACCCGACCAACGCCACTCTGGCAACTGCTGGTAACTGGGCCGCTACTTATGACATTGATCTGATCCCCATGGTTCAGATGACTGTCAACAGCCCCCTGGATACCACCACTATCTGATCCTGATCAGAGCAAAGGCCCTACCATTAGGTGGGGCCACCTTCTTTTTGCGCTATGGCTGCCACGATCAACGCCACACTGAAGAGTGCGACAGCCAACAGCTACGTGACTTTGGCCGAAGCCAACACGTATTTTGAAACCGTCCCAAGCAGCACACAGTGGGACAACAAGACTGACGACAACAAAAATCGTGCATTGATTTCAGCCACACGCTGGATCGACACGTTGAATTTCTATGGTGATCGTTGCGATGCAGACCAAGCTCTGAGCTGGCCTCGCAATAATTATCATGTGGATCGTGTTGAGCTGACCTGCTCTGCGATTCCAAATGACATTAAATACGCTACTTATGAGCTAGCGAACGCGCTGGCCAATGACACGGACGCGATTACAGGGAATACCGGCGATAAGGGGTTATACGAGCAAGTCGAACTCGGTGATCTCAAAGTTAAGTACAACACTGCTAGTCAAGCTACGGGAACCGTTAATAACGTTTTTGATATTTACCCTTGGCTGCAGTCTTACCTTGGCGCTTATTGCTTGGGCGGCAGTGGCAGTTATCAAGTCCGTGTGGTGAGGGGTTGAGATGGCATTACTTGAAGACATTTTCAAGGCGCTACCGCTCGAAATCTTGACGGACTTTGGTCAGGACATCACGCTGGTCAAGACTGTCACCCCTCGCACCTACGACCCAAGCACCGGAGATGTCACTGGTGCGGACACCACGGTGGTGACAAAAGGCTTTATTGGCAATGTATCAAGCCGTGAGTCTGATGGGTTGTATCAAACAACTGACGTAAAAATCACTGTCAGCGGCGACGATCTGGACAATTACTACCCAACTCAGGCTGATCGCATCCGCTATACGCAAGGTGGAGCGACACGCGAAGCCAAGATCTTGAATGTAACGACATATCGGGGTGAGGATCCGCTTCTTCACATCATTATTGCGAGGCCGCAGTAATGGCAAGTAGACGCGAAGAGGTTAAAAACCTTCCAAAAGACCTTCGAGAGCTGGTCAACCTAGTTGCTCGTTCTGCTGCCGTTGAGATTATGAATGATCTTGCGGAAGCAGGCCCTGAATGGAGTGGTGAGTTTCAGGACAGTTGGGTGGCAATTCCAGTAGGGAAAGGAGCCTCTGGATCAACTGGTGGAGGGTATCCGTACACATTGAATGATGTTCCAAAGTTGTCTACGTCAATTAAAGAGACCGCACGAGCTAAAAAATTTGAAATCGCAAATACGCAGCCTTATGCAGCGATTGCGCTTGATTTAGAGCCGGGAGCATTTAAGAAAATTGGTCGTCCAGCTGGCAATGTCGTAGCTTCAGGCGTTCGTCAGAACGGAATACGTGGCGATATTGTTAGTGGTGATGGCAACAACGAAAGCACGGCTCCTTTAGATTGGTATAGCACTTATCTGAATGGTGGCGAAGCAAAAAAAGCGCTAGGAAGAGGCGTGCTCTTTGGGTTTAAAACCAAACAATGAGATACCAAGCAATCCGCGCAGCTATCGAAGGCCCGCTCCAGACAGCATTTGGAGCCTTAAGTCCTGCAGTACCCGTGTTTTTTGACGGGATTACTGCAGCGCCTGCAAACGCAACCACTGAATACGTTCGAGTAAACGTCACTTTTGGGCTTACTACAGAAGTAACGTTGACTAGCAATCTTGATTTTGTTCGCGGCAGTGTAGTTGTTCGTGTTTATAGCGAAAAAGGAAAAGGTCCCGTTCGAAATCAAACTTTATTGGATACTGCAGTAACAACTCTGACTAGCTTGTCGGCCTCTACGCGAGACGATTCAGGCATTTATCTACGCCCTGGAGCGATCAACGGACCAACATTTTCAGCAGAAGAGGCGAGTCCGCATTTTGTGGGACGAATCGACACATCGTTTACGGCAGAGGATCAGGATTAGATGTTTTGTTGCCTACGCGCTAAGCTGTATATGTCCGGGTTCCGCCCGTAAAGTCCACCATTCTCCGTTTTACGAATGGCTACCGTCCTTTCGGGCACCTCTGGAGCCCTTTATTACAAGCCAGCTGGCACCAAATCCACTTTTGTGGAAGCTGATGTCGATGTTTCTGGCGACACCATCACTGTTGGTACCTATCTGAACTTCCAGGTTGGTGACAAAGTGCAGTTCAGCGTTGAAGACGGTTCTGGCGGTTCCGGCACCGGAACGCTTCCTGCTGGAATCAGCACTGCTACTGATTACTACGTCATTGCTTACACCGCATCTACCGGTGTTCTTCAGGTGTCAGCCACTTCCGGTGGATCAACAATCACGATTACCGACGACGGCACAATCGCCGGTAGCAATGTCTTTGCCGTTGCATACGAGACTTTCCAGTCAGTAGCAAACGTGAGGAGCTGGTCTTTCGAGATCACCCGCGAAGAGATCGACGTAACCAGCATCGGTGGAACGCTTGGTCAGGTTGCTCCGTTCCGCACCTTTATCTCCGGCTTTGCGGATGGTTCCGGTTCTGCTGAGGTGTATTTCACCGATGATGACACCACGATTGCCAGCCGTTTGATTGAAGACGTGACTCAGCGCAAGCAGTCCGGCGCAACCTTCAAGCTCTACATGGATACGGTGTTGTCATCTGGCACGCCGGACGACACCAAGAGCCGTTCCATCGAGATGGAAGCTGTGCTGACTTCTGCAAGCTTCTCCGTTACTCCTGATGATGCTCAAACCGTATCGGTGAGCTTCCGTCCGACTGCTGCTCCTTCCTTCGACTTCGATAAGAGCTGATCGCGGATTAGCGACAAGCCCCCTGACATTTGTCGGGGGCTTTTTTAATGCTAATGTAGTAGCACAATCAACCGGATATTCATGGCACTTCGCGCCATTGATCGACTCAAGAAAGCAGCCAACCTAGAAGCAGTTAAGAAAACGGTTGAGCTTTCAGACGGCAGTGAGTTTGAGATGTGGGTAACGCCGCTGACGATGGCAGAGCGCGAGAAAGCCCAAAAGCGTGCTGGATCGGATGACGCCAATGCGTTTGCGCTCCAGCTGTTGATCAGCAAAGCGCAAGACGATGCTGGTCAGGCGTTGTTCCTTGCTGGTGAGATTGACGTTTTGAAGAATGAAGTTAAGGACAAGGATTTGCAGGCCTTAATGCTGGCGATTTTGACCGACGAAGAAGAAGAGGCTATTGACCCAAAATCCTGAGCGCCGAGCTTCGGAAGGATAACTGGCTCATGCTTCAGTTTGGCGTTGCCAAGGAGCTAGGCATGAGCCTGACGGAGCTTAGGGCGACAATGACGCCAGAAGAGATTCTCGGCTGGAGCGCGTACTTCAAGATATTGAACGAGGACCAAGAGAAGGAGTTAGCAAAGGCCCGCAGGCGCAGGTAGAGTGGAATAACAGCGACAGCAGGGTTTTTCCTCGTGGCGATTAGCTATCAGGCAAAAATTGACCTAATTGTCGCCGGTCTGGGGCAAATCGAAACTGCAGAGAAGCGAATAAAGTCGCTGCTCAGAGAGTCAAAGAAGTTACAACGAGGCGGCATTGCTCAAAGGGGCACAGCTGCTCTTGCTGCCACTACACGTGAAGGCCGTCAGCAGTCTCGTCGTCAAGTTAGAAATGCTGAACGCAGGCTTGAACTTCAGTCAAAATTAAATTCCGCGACTGATTTATATAATCGAAAGC